AAAGCCGCTCGCTCGAAAGCCCCCCTCCGGCGAACGGCTTCTGTCTCACCCGGTTGATTGGAACCAAAAAACTATAGCACCGGGTGTCAAGAATCAGTACCGGCCCCCGTGAGTAATCGCGCTGTTGGCGTCCATCCTGGCTTCGCGGATCTTTCTCAAGGCAACCGACCTGTCAGGCCCAGCCGGGCAATGCTGAATCACAGCCTCAAACGCGGCCTGCAGCACACTTCTAACAGCCGTGCCACTCTTCACCTGATCGTCGTCCCACGCGTGATAGGTGAAACAATCCTCCGCCCCCTCCGCGACCAACTCAAAATCCTGCTCCGTCTTTGGCTGCGCCCCGTTCAAATACTGACCTGACCTCGGCATTTTGACACCTCAACGGTTCTCACGCCGCTTTCTCTTTGGTCTCGAAACTCACCCGCGGCGCGTTGGGGGTTTCGAGCAGCTTCAAGACCTTGTTGGCCGTCGCCTTCCCAGCCAGGGCGGGCAACAGCTCACGGAAAGACTTCACCGGGTGAAACGTCACCTTCGGCTCGAAGAGCTTCCGCCAGTAGTCGCCCACTAACTCGAGGGCCGAGGCCTCCACCGGCGTCCCCTTCTCAAACTTCGAGATCGACGCGCCCGGGAAATTCACCCGCGCGATCGAGCCGTCCGAGCCCGCCGCCGTCCACCGTTTCCCCGCGCCCGCATCTTCCCAGTCCCCGTCTCGATGGTTCGCTTCCGCGATCAGTTCGGCCTTCAGCGCCTTCAGTGTCTCGGTTTTCTGCGAGATCTCCCGATCGAGCGCTACCGCTTCATCCACCTTCGCCGCCAGCCTGGTGTCGTTCATTCCAGCACCCCCGTCCGCATCACCGCGGCCAACTTGGCGGCCCGGCTGCCCACCTGGCGCGCCCACTTCGAGTCCAGCATCTCCAACGCCGCACGGTCGAACTTTAACCCGCGCACGGCCTCCAGCATCTTCACAAACCCAAGCAACCCGGCCGGCGGCTTATCGGTCCCGATGCCCATGTTGAAGGCCATGTCCGCGAGCACCACCTGGCGAGGCACATCCAGCAAATCGAAGAACTTCAGCATCAGCCGGCACTGCACCACCGCGCGGTGGATGTCGTTAAGCACCATCAGCTCGGCCTCGTAGACCGAGAGCGGCACATCCTCCAGGTTGCGCCCGTGCCCGATGGTCAGCTTGCCGCGCACCTGGCACTCGCACGCGCGCACCGGCTGCCCGCAACAGTCCCAGTAGGGGAACTGCCGAAACCCTTCCTCCACCTTCAGGCGATCACACAGAGCCTTTTCGAGGGTTACAGAGCTCATAACAGGCTTAAGAAATGGGGGCTTACCGCAAGTATCGACCCGAACCCGCGCGGGGCGTTAACCTTTTTTGTCACTCTCCACAGTGCCGGCAACAGGTATCCCGCCTCGAAAGCTCCTCCAGAATCCTGGTTTGACGGTCCAGGATCGGCCCCATCGTCTCCAAAATCGCCTTACGGAACTCCAGTTGCCAGAATGCCGGGTCTAACTCGCCACTCTTCTTCCCGTTCCCTGTCCGCTTCATCTCTGAGCGAATCGACGTATGCACAAAGTGATATAGGGCAGCTCCCACCATCCCTACAATGCTCACAACCACCCCCACAGCGGCCCAGTCCATCACCGCCCCACCCCTAGCTGCTTGGCCAGCCGCTCGGCCTGGGCCAGCACGTTCCCTTCGAGCTTGTCGAGCTCCCGAGCCTTCTGCTTCTTCGCCGCATCTGGCAGCCGGCTTTCCGCCACCTGACGCGCCTGCGTGTGTATCCGGCTGAGCGCCTCACCCATGGAATTGATGCGCTTGCGCACCGCTGGGCTCAGCAGCTTCCGGTGGCTCGGGTCCTCGTCCAGATACCGGCGCGCCTCGGCCGGATTCGCCTTTGCCCGGTCGCGGTAGGTCGCCTGCACCTGGTCCGCCTGCGCCTTCATCGCATAGAAGCCATCGGCGCGCCGCTGCTGCACCGCATCTCCGCTCGTGCCAATAAACCGACGCAGGATAGCCCCCACCAGTGGCAGCCGGGTCAGCCGCTCCTGGCCCTCCACAGGCTGCCGCGCCGTGTCCTTCAAAAACAGATCTCCCGTGCTCAGCAAAGCCTCAGCGGTGCCGCCTCCAAAGCTCCGCGCCGCATGTTCGAGCCGCAGCGGAGACACTCCAGTCACCTTCCCGGCCCGCTTGGCCGCCTCCGACGTGGTGGCGTTGTACTGGTACCGCGGATCCACCCGCTTCAGCCGCTCCGGCACCAGCGGCCGCTTGCGGTAGGTATCGAAATTCGAGAACTGCTCGATCCCCTCCTTCAGCAGCGGATTCAAGCTCGACACCCCGCCGAAAACCACGTCGCGTGCCACTGAACCACGCCGGATCTGGCCGGAAATCGGGGTCAGGTTCGAGGCGAAGTCCAGGCCCGTCTGCGCCAGGTCAACTTTTCCGCCAAACAGCCGGGCAATGGTTTCCTGCACCGGGTTAAACCACAGCTGCTCGAAGTGGCTTTTCGGAATCTTCACCGCCTGATGCCGCACCGAGCCGTCCGCCTTCTGCTCGGTGCCGGGAAGCAGGATCACCTGGTACTGCTGCCGCTCCTGGTCCGTCACGCGGTCAAATTCCTTGTTCCCTTCCTCATCCTCAAAGCCGTTGTTCCACGCCTGCAGCGCCAGCGCCGCCGCCGTGTAGGCAGCCAGCATGTACCCCAGCCGCATCGGGTCGCGCGTGCCCCCTTGCACCGACTGCAGCGTGCCCTGCACTCGGGCGTTGAAGTAGAGAAACAGCGCATTCCACACCGCGCCCTGCGTGCCCCGCTTGCCAAAGTCGGGCGAGCCGCCAAAGGTCCGCGTCTCCCAGGCGGCCTCTGCGCCAGACATCCCGCGTTCCCGCCCCAGGCGGAAACTGGCCAGCTTGGTCGCTTGCTCCATCTTCTGGTTCACCTGCGCCGCCCAATACAGCGGGTTAAAATTCGTCGTCCGTTTCATGCGGGTGAAGTATTCCGGCGTCAGGTTCGACTGCAGGGTGGAAAACGCCGCGCCACTCTCCAGAAATTCCCGGAAGTGCGGGTCCTGGTTCGACTGGCTCACCAGCGACTCCACCCATAGCTTCACAATCCGCCCCAGGTCGCCCGGGTGCTTCAGTGGGTTGCGCACGCCGGCCTTTGACGTCATCGCCAGCGTCTTCACATCGCGCACCACGTTCGGCACGGAAAACGCCAGGTTCACGCCCGTGATGCCAGCCTTGGCCACGCGCGAGGCAAACCCGATCAGCGCCCCGCCCGTAAAGTCTGCAATGTGGGGCGGGCTCATCGTCAGAACGTCGGCCAGCGTCTTGTCCACCGCAAAGCGCTGCAGCTCGCCGTCAAAGTAAAACGCCAGCTCTCCCTCCTGCGCGCCCGGCTTTTCGGGGTGACCACCGTCACCTTTGTCCAGCTGCCGAGCTTCAGCCAGGTCGGGGTGCTGGCTCATCCAGGTCACAATGTTTTTGACGACGCGGTTTTTCTCCACCTGCTTCACGATCGATTGAAACCGATCCATCGACGCCCGCACTGGGTCTTCCAGCTCGCGGCTGCCACCTTCGAGCGGCTGAAACTGCTGTTTGGCCTGAAACGTGCCAGGCTTCTCGCCTTCGCCGTGGTCAATGGAGGCTTCCTCAATCAGCCGTGTCAGCGGCACATAGGCATCGCCGCGCGCCGTCCATTTGTTGTAGGCCTCCTCGGAAATCAGCCCTTCGTCATACGCCAGCTCAAGAGCCTTACGGTTCAAGGCAAACACCCGCTTGGCTGCCGTCTCGATGGCGGCAAATTTCTCCGGCGCCCGCGCCCGCAACTGTTCCTGTTTGGCGGCCAGGGTCTGGTGAGTGTCGTTGTCGGGCACCGCCTGGCGTTGGTCGAGCAGCCGCTGGAAGCGGTCGGCCTCAAAGCTCGCCTTCCGCAGGTTGGCTTCTACGTCATTGCGGAACTTCTTCAGCGCCTCCAGTTTCACCTCGTTGTTGCGCGTCACCCTTCTTTCCACCGTGGGGACGTTCTGCACATGCCGGCGAGTCTTCAGGTCAGCTTCCAGGCCTCGGATCTGCCCGTTCAGGTCCCCGAGCTTCGGCCGCAGCTCGGTCATGGTCTTTTTGCGGTCGGCCAGCTTTTCCTCAACCACTGAAATCCCGCGCTCCTTGGCCGCCAGCCGCAGGTACACCCGCAGCCCGTCTTCCATCCCTTCCTTGCGCGCGTCCTTAACCACGTCGCCGTAATCCATCATTCCCAGCTGCGCCCGGCCCAGGCCTCCGCCATAGGCAATCTGCGCCTGCTTGGCCGGATCCACGTCTGCCGACAACTTGGCAGCCGAGCGCCGCGCTGCCACTTCGCGGGCCAGTTTTTGGAAGCGATTGCCGGAGATCCGTTTTCCCAGCCGCTCACTCTCGGTTTGCAGCCGCAGCCGCTCGCTGCGCAGTGTCGCCAGGCGGTCGGCATCGGCCCGGGTCAAGGGAATGGAAGTCTGCTCCCTCATGCCACCCCGCCGCGTCACCGCCCGGCTCGAGCCCTCCAGGTCGCCAATCTCCTGCTCAACGGCCACAATCTCCTGGTCAATCTGGTTCCAGCGCTGAAAGTCTGGGTTATCGCGCAACAGGTTCTGAGCCTCGGCCCGCTCCACCAGCCGGCGCAGATCCACGAAGCGGTCGGTCGTCCGCCGGATGGTGCGGTCGAGCCACGAAGCCGTCCGCTCTTTGGTCCGTTCCACCAGACCCGGACCCGCTCGCGGCTTCGCGTCGTCAATGCCGGAATAGTCCACCTGGCGCGGCGGCGCCAGCCCCTCGAGGTTCAGCGCCCCGCGCTCGTCGCCGAAAAGGCCTTTCTGCGAAGAACCAAACAGCGGCGAACCTTCCAAACTGCCGGCAGACTTCAGCGGCCCTGCGGCCTTCATCCCTAGCTTGCCGACCATCTCGTTCGCCGCTTCCCCGCGCGATCGCTCGCCCGCGTCGGCCATGGCTCGGGCGAGGTCTCCCATGCTAGAAACAGCAGGTTCTGGCGCTGGCTCTGCCTTAACAACTTGATACTCTTTCCCAGCAGGCTTCATCGCCTTCGCAGCTTCGTAGCTAGGCGCCTCGTAAAGTGGTTTCCCGTTGTGGAGAACGAGCCAGGTTCGACCCTCGGCCTTCGCTTGTTCAAATGCGCTCCGCGCCTGGCTGGTTTCGCTTAGCCCCACAATTGGAGGAGAGACAGTTGCCCTCTTCCTAGACTCCGCGCGCTCTGGTTCCACTGGCGCAGGCTCGGGACCAAACAGCCCCATCTGCTCCCTCACCTCGAGCGGCTCGCCCGTGAACTCCAGCCCTTGCTGTCTGTAGCCTGGCTCCGGCGCGAGCGTCCGCTCAATCTCCCGTAGGCTCCGCCCGGCCCCGGCCTGGTCTTTAGACAGAAAGCCAGGCGGCCCACCCATTCCGCTCAAGAGCGTCGGCCCTTCGACTTCTTTCCGCGGCCCGAACTGCCGCAGCTTGGAGTCGTCGCCAACGACGTTCAGCGCCCCACCGCGATCGCGGTAGGCCAACAGTCCACCATTCCGAAAAGTTGGCGAGGGTGCTGTCCGCAGTTCCGTCAGGCGTAGGCCTCCGGGGCCAGGCAGCAGGTCGATGGTGTTCAGCAGGTCCGGCGCATCTCCCAGCACCGCCAGTTTCGGTCCGGGCCGCTTTGGCTCTACGATCGTAGGAGCCACATTTGGAGTTTTGTAGTCCGCTGCTGCGACCGGCTCCCCTTCTGGCGCTGTGGGATAAAACGGCTCTTCTATGACAAACCCCGGCGGAGGCGGTGGGATCTCCGCCGTGTCTGTTTCTTGACGCATCTCCGGACCGGGCAGGTTTCGAGCTATCACGTTGGAGCTCTCGCTGGGTCGGACTACCTCCGCCCGTTCCCGAGCTCGCACCGCCGGGTGAGTCGCCGCAGCCATCGCGGGCGCCGCAATCGCCGTCACCAGCCCCGTGTCAATCAGCCGCTGCTTCACATCTCCCCAGCTCATCTCCGGCGAAAGCGTGCCTTTGTCGATACCTGCCTGAATCAGCGCCGTCAGCTCTTCCCCGGGAATGTCCAGCGCGGTGGATTTCAGAATGCGCGCCAGCAGCGTGCTGCCCGGCTTGAGTAACGCCGCCACCGGCAGGCGCTCTGTGATCGCCTCGGCGGCCCCATAGCCCGCCGCCGCCAAAGCCGACTCAGCCGGGCTCACCTGCTTCTCCCGCAGCGTCGCATACTGTCCGCCGGCACTCTGTGCCGCCATCGTTGCCAGCGGAATGGCAGGGTTCGCGGTCAACGCCCCCAACAGCAGGCCCGGAGCGTTCTGCGCCACAGACTCCACCGCCTGCCCCACGTAAGATTTCGCACTGCCTGGAGTCACCGCCAGGTCATAAGGCTTCGCGCGCTCGCCCCAGAATTCCGCCGCCGTCTTCCCCAGGCCGGCATCCAGGCCGGTCAGCTCCTCAGCCGCCTGCACCACGCCGCCCACACTTCGCCCCATCACCGCCGGCGTTTTCGCCAACGACTTTCGAATCACCTCAAGCCAGGTGTCTTCAGCTGAGGCAGGCTGCCCAGGTGTAACCCGGGCAGTGTCTAAGGTGGGAATCTCTGTAGGAATTTGGGGACCGCTGTCCCTCTCGATCTCAAATCCAGGCGGCAAAGGTGGAAGTGCAGAACCTTCTAGCACAAAACCTGCCGGCAAGGGTGGGATTAGCGCACGGGAACCCATTGGCCCCCCCGCAATTCCACGCGCTCGCCCGTCTGCGGGTTCACCGCCGTCACCGGCTTCGCGGTCGCGGCCACGCTGGGAGGGGTTCGCTTCTTCGTCAGCTGCCCGCGGTAGTCCACCGGCGACGACTCGAGGCCAAACTGGTCGCGTTGTGCAATGTAGCCCTCATCAATCTGCTGCTTCCGCTCGGCGTGTTCCTCCTCCGCCTGCTCGAGCGCCCGTTGCTTTTCCTCGGGCAGCAGGTCAATCGAGGCCTCAATCTCCGCCACGCGCTTCCGAAAGTCTGTCTCTGCCCTCTGGAATTGCAGCGCCTTGTTCCGCTCAATCGAGGCCAGCTGAGCCCCGCTGGCAGGCTTCGCCCCACCACCCCCACCGCCGCTGGCGGGTCGATATTTCGCGCGAATGCGTTCTTTCGCCTCAAAGGTGCCAAGATCCTCCCCAGCCGGCACCCGTGCCGGGTAAGTCTTCTGCAGCGTGTCAAATTGTCCCCGCTCGGCCATCCCGCCGCGCACCTGGTCGAGTGACATCGGCCCGGCCGGCGCCTGGCGCCACTCCCCGCTGCGCCAGTTAAACATTCCGCGCGAGGTCTCAATCCAATCATCCTTGGCCGGTCCTCCGCCTGCCAGCGCCCCCAGCGCCTGGCCTGTAGCATCCTGGAAATACTTCACCGCGCCGCCGCGGTCGCCCAGCTTCGACATGCCGATGGCGCGATCGGTAATAAACTCACCCACGCGCTTGGCTTCGGCGATATCTCCGGTTTTCAGCGCCTGCTCCAACTGAGTCCGTTCTGGCAGCGCCTGCCCGGTCTCTGTCGTCCCTGGCACCACCTGGCCACCCAGATCCCGAATGCCTCCCACGTCTCCCTGATACCCCGGCCGGTTCAGCATCCCGCGCAGCGTGTTCCGGTCCAGGTCTGCTTGAGTGCCGCGCCGCAGCGCCAGCCGGTTCGCCTCGCGCCGCTGCTCGAATTCCCCCTGCTGGCGCGCATCCTCCCGCCGGCTCAGGTCCATGCGCTGCCGCTGTTCCAAAGCCCGCGCCAGCCCCAGCAGGGCATTGTTAAACCCGCTCATCGGTTGAATCATCAGGCTCCCCCCCAGGGTCACATCGTCAGCTGCTCGGAACCACCACCGCCGCCGCCCAGCAGCGCCAGCAGCGACAAAATGTTAGTAGGCAACCCGCCCAGCGACTCCCACAGGGCCGCATTGTTCTGTCCGCCCTGTCCCAGCAACTGCAACAGCGGGTTCAGCGCCGACCACTCATTGCGGCTCTGGTCGCTGCCGTAGCCCAAAATCATCTGCAAAAGCGCGTTCGTATACGCAGAGTTGGCCGCCGAATTGTTCTGGTTCGCCCCAATCACGTTCCCGTAGCTGTCGCGGCCGTAGCCCACCGACTGCTGCGCCGCCAGCTCCGCCGCCCTCTGCCCCAGCTGGGTCAACAGCGCATTGCGGTTAAAATCGCGGTCGTCTTCAGAAAAGAAACGCCCATAGTCCCGTTCGTCCTCGGTGTAGTCCCGGCCATAGTTCAGCAGGTTGGCATTCAGCGCCCGGTTGTACTGCTTGTCGATCTCGTCGGCTGCAATCTCGTCCGCCCGACGCGCCAGCGCATTGATGCCGCCGGTAGAGTCCGACCGCCCGCGCGCCATCAGGATCCGGTTCAGGTCCCGCTGCGCTTGTTTCTGCCGGAACTGGTACTGCGGCGAGTCCTGAAAGTCCCAGATTTCCGGCACACGCGCATTCGGCCCGCCCATCGTCTGCCCCGGTGCCGGCCGTCCTCCGTTCGCGTAGGCGGCGCCATTCATCAGTGAGCGAGCGTCACCGCCGCCGGCGGGTGGAGCTCCTGGCGGCGAACTCGTCTGCCCATTCCCACCGCCTGCCACCTGGCGCGCCTGCGTGTGTATCCCGCTCAGCGCCTGTCCCTGATACCACTCCGCCAGCGCCTGGCGGTAGAGCCCCTGGCCGGTCTCATCCATCGCCAGAAACGCCGCCTGGTCGATGGGCGGGCGCGCTTCGTCTCCCCAACCCATGTAACGCCGCAAAATCGCCTGAAAGCTCGGATCGTTGCCAGGGAAATAATTCGTCCCATACACCTGGTGGTTAACTGCCGGATCCGTCGAGCCTTTCCTCACGTCAAAGTCAGGAGGCAGGCCAGGCTGTCCTCCCGTCCCCGGAGGTACCGGCGGTTTGCCGGGGTAATACCCCGGCTGTCCCACCGGATCCCCAGGAAGAGGAGGAACCACGCCGCCCCGGCTACCACCTAGCGGCGTGCTTAAAGGCGGCGGCGCTGCCTGCGGTGCCATGTTCTGCGCCCCGGCCAGAGGTGCAGACGGCTTAAACCCCGCATACGGGCTTTGAGCCCCCAATTTCGTCCAATCCACAATCTGCTGCGACGCTCCGCCCGGCGTCGGGCTCGACACGTTGTAGCTCGCCAGCGGGATCAGCGAATTTATAGGGCTCGAATACGCCGGCCCAGGCGTCGACGTCGTCCCTGGAGGCGGCTTGTTCGGGTCATCCTCTCCCGCCAGATAGGGGCTGTAGGTATAGTGCCCCGAACTTGATACAGTCCACTTGCCCATAAATTCCCCCTAAGCCGGCACAGACGCCCACCCGTTCGGCCCGTTCAGCCCCTCATCCAGCCAACCCCGCTGGCTGGTCTTCGAATTCCGGTTTACGTCTGTGTCTTTAATGTTCTGGTCGAGCCAGTTGGTGTACTGCGTCCAGCCGGCCTCGATGGCCGCCTGCGCGTCCGCTTTCGACAGCTTCCCGCTGCGCGCTTGAGGCATCACCTCGTTCCACACCCAGTTGGAATACTCTTTCACGGCCTCAGTAGCCCCTTCGCGTTCCCGGCCGGCCCGTGTCAGCCGCCCCACCAGTCCGCCCACCAACAAGCCCGCCGCCGTCCCAATGCCTGGCAGCAGCGCCGTACCCAGGCCGGCGCCCGCAGCCGCACCGCCGGCGCCCGCACCAATCAACGCCCCGGCGCCCATGCCTGCCAGCGCGCCAAAGGCTGGCGCATTCCGCACCGCAAAGTTTGGCTGCCCCACCTGGTTGTCGCGCAGATCAAAGCCCGCCGGGCCTCCTGCCGCATTGGCAGCCAAGGCATTGCCACCTACACCACCGACCCCACCCGGTACGCTGAATTTCGCCGGCGCCGTCCGTGGATAGGGAGTCCTCGCCACCGGCGAGAACGCCGGCGCACTTGACTCTCCCCCTTGCGCGGAGCGCGCATAAGGGGGAGATACAGAGGGGGTCTGCCCCTTATAACTCGTCACCCTCGGCGTGCTGCTCCCCAGCGAAGACAAGCGCCCCAGCGCATTCACGCCGGCGTCCGCATACGGCTGCATTAGAGCCGACGCCCGGCCGTAGCCAGTGTCCAGCGCATCCTGGCCGCCCGAAAAAGCCCAATCACTCCCAGCCCGCTGCTCGCCCAGGTTCCAGTCGGCATACGGCTGCGCTCCTTGTAGCGCCTGGAGCAACCAATTCGCCGACGCCGCCCGGGCTTTCTCCAGTTCTTCTTTCGAGTCTGAAATTGCCCCCGCCTGGCTGCGGTTGCTTAGCACCGCGCCCGCCACCCCGGCTCCCGTAGGGATCAGAATTTTCAGCAACTCGGCCCAATTTATTGGCATTCCTCCACCTCTTCACATGCACGAAATCAGTTGAGACTCAGTCACAGGCACCGAAGCCAGCCACGCATCACAGCCAACGTCTGCCCCTGAAACCACTGTTGTCCCAAACACAGTCAACGATTGGGCACTGCCCAGTTGAATGCACGGTTCCGGGTCGTCGCCCGTGATATCCGCGATCACCTTGCACTCGTCTTCGAGGACTCTTGAGCCACACCCAGCCACTTCCTTCAGTTGGGCCAGCGAAAGCGCTGAATAATAAATGCAGGGCTGGTCAATATCTCCATTCCAGGCCCCCACTGCCCCGCCGGTTAACAGCGAACCGTTGTAGATGTTGCCCACCAGAATCGGGTGCACTCCCAACTCTCCAAAACCTCCCGTCCTATTGGCCGTTCCAATCAGTGCAACCGTCGCGGGAGACGTCCCGGCGTAAAACTTCACCTGCTGGCTCGCGGCGAACCGGTCATAAGTCACCGCCAGAAATGTCCACTCCGACAGGTCGGGCGCCGCAACTTTGGCGAATTGTGACGGGTCATCGACAGGGTCTCCCGTGGCAAAGAAGGTTAAGAATTCGTCCTCATCAACAAAGACACACCAGCCATTGTGGAAGTCAAACAGCCGGCCCATGATGCCGTTGCGCGCGCCTATCCCGTCCCGCTTCACCCAGCCCACGCAACTGATGCCGTTGTAGCTCTCGCTGGAACTCGGAGTCGCCAGGTAATCGTCAATCCCGTCGAAATGTCGTGCTGTGCCCATCTAGCTCCGCTGCCTCCCCTGCACGTAGGCCGTCACCGCCGCGTGCCCGCCTATGGCGGTACAATCCCACTTAATCAGGTCGTCCGGCTCGAGCTCTTCCGGCCGTGCCAGCTCCACTGAATAGAGCGTGTCCACTACCGACGTGCTCCCGAGCGTCGAGGTTCCCAGCAGCTTCGTCACGCCCTTGCGGATCCTCGTCACCGTGATCGTCGTGGCAGCCGTCAGCGTCCCCGACTGGTGCGTCACCTTCAAATGCGTCAGCGTGAACCCCCAGGCGTCGTCTGGCACCGCAAAGCGCGGCACCGCCTGTCCCACCTGCAGCACACCGGAGAAAAACGCACCCACACTCCACACCGGCAGACACGGGAAGCGCGCATAGATTTTGTCTGCCCACAGCTTCACCTCACCCAAGTGTGTCGGGTCCAGCAGCCTCGCAATGGCACGTTCACGATTCATCCGCCTCCGAGAAAATGAAATCCGACTGCGTGTCGTCGTGAACAATCCGGTGCTGGCGCGTGCGGTACATTCCGCCCCGGTTCACGTGCCCGAAAAACTCTGTCTCGCCCGTCAGGCCCAGCGGCACCGAACGCGCGGGCGCAAACGTAGGCCGGCCATCATCGCGCCAGGCATGGGTAAACACCGGCTCCGAGGTATCCAGCGCCTGGCCGCGCTTCACCTTGTACAGATAGCGCGACACCTGCTTCACCCCAAACCCGCCCGCCGACACGTGCCCGCTGGTCAGCTCGAAGCGAATAGCCGTGCCGTTTTCCGTCAGCCCCTCGAGCGTATAAATCCGGCCGTTCGCCCGCCGGTCGCCGATGAAATGCCGGTTCATCGCCTTCGAGTAGCCATAGGCGTTAATCACCGCCGCCTCGAAGCTCGAGCCGTTCCACACTCCCCAGCGCCACCAGTGGTTTTTCAGCAGGTTGTAACAGATCGTCAAATTATCCGCCGGGAAGCTCAGCACATAATGTGGCAACCCGCGAATCACCACGCCCCAGGCGCGCGCCGTCGCCGGGCTCGTCACCAGCGTCCGGTCGTTCAAGATGGCCGCATACTCCTGCGAAATCGAGTGCTGCGAGCGCCCGCGGAACTGCACCACCTGAATAGGCCCATCCGTGTCGGTCAAATACATCACCGCATTTGCGAAAGACTCCAGGCCGATCCCCTTCCACCCCACCCACGAGTGCGGAGCCAGCAGCCCAAACGGCAGCGAGGGGTCAGACAGCGCCCAGGGAAAGTCCGGATCCACCGAGTTGTAATTGATTTCAATCGAGCGCGGCCCGGCGGCAAACACCAGCGAGTCCACCTCGAACACCCCGTTCACCGCATCCGGGACCTGCTCGGCGTTGAAGCGTTCCCAACTGTCTACCGCCTCGTAGTTATTCGAAATGTCTTCCGACGAAAACACATCCCCTTGCGGCGCGTTCCGCCCCACGCCCGTCTGCCACTTGGCCGCGCTGGCCGTGGTAGAGGTGGCCAGCAGCGTCCGCCCCAAGGCGATCACTTGCCCCGGCGTATGCGTTTCCGCCAGGCCGCGCGAGTTCACAATCGCTTCTTTCGAGTCGTCCAGCGTCACCACCCGGCTCCAGCTCACGCCGTCGTCGGTCGATTTCCAAATCTGCGCGCCTCCGGTCGCCACGTTGTTGCCCGCCGTCCCAAACAGCAGGTCGCCAGTAGAGGTCAGCAGGAACGCAAACGGGATGGCATCAGACTGCAAGTTAGGAATCGTCCCAACCGTGGCCCAAGTCGCGCCCGCATCGGTCGAGCGGTAGATTTTGCCAATCGGGTGTGCATACACCGACATCAGCCCAATCGTGGAAGACACCTTCACCCCGTCAATCGGCTGCGCCACTGCGTCCAGCGTTGCGACATCGGTAAACGTCGCCCCACCATCGGTTGAGCGCCAGATATGCGCCACGTCCGAAGCATTGCCGGCGCCCACCGTCACCACCGTGGCCGACCACACCACGCAGCCGTTCACCGTTTTCCCAAAGTCTGCCGGCGTCGCAATGTTGGCCCAGCTCGCTCCATTGTTGGTCGAGCGGAAAATTTCTCCCAGCCCCGCGCCGCTACCTGCGCCCGCAATCGCGATGTTGGTGTCTACCTTGGCGATGAAGTTAATCAGCGTGCTCGATCCCTGCTGCCCCAGGTCGGCCCAGGTCTCGCCGTAGTCGGTTGAGCGCAGAATCTTGCCCGTCGTAATGCCTGTTCCGGCCAGCACCACTCCCGCGCCCATATAGGCAACGCACATGATGAAGTTATTCGCCGTGGCCGTGTACACCTTCGTCCAGGTCAGCCCGTTGTCTTTCGAGAGATAGATCCGGCCTGCGTTTCCAGGGGACACGCTGCGCGAGCCCGAGGCCAAAATCCAGCCCGGCTTGTCCGTCAGTGTCGCCACGCCAGACAGCTGGCCCGTGTTGTCAAACACCTGTGCCAGGTCAAAAATAGAAGACCCCATGATCCGGTCGTTGCCATTGGTGTGCAGCCAGCCTTTGGAGCGGCACACATGAGTCACGGCAGACGGCGTGTTCTCGTTCAAGAGCGTCACCGTCAGGTTCGTCAGGTCAATCCGTGCCAGCTTGCCACCGTGCGCCAGGTATACGTGCTGCCCGTCCTCAGTCCAGTAGCAATAGCTCCCCACCGTCACCGTGTCTCCTGTGAAAGCCGTAAACGTCCCGTTAGAATTCAGGCGAACCACCTTGCCGTTCGTCACCCCCAAAAAAACGCCCGAAAGGGTTTCGTAGAGCCCGTCCACCGCCGCGGCGTCTCCATGCGTTGCAAACAGCGTCAGCCCTGGCACCTTGTGGTAATCGTCCAGCTCGTTGATGTAGCCGTTCGTCAGCCCCGACGCTACCCCATCGCGCAACGACACGGAATCAATCGCCGGAAACGGTTTCCCAAACGGAACTTTCATAAATACTCGCCACCGACCATTGGCCACTCACCACTAGACAGTTCGGTTGCCACCGCCACCGGCCGCACGGCCGCCACCGCCCGCGCGCGCCGCAGTACGTCCAGGCTTCGCTTGGCGTGCACCACCACATCCGCCCGCAGGTTTACGCCCCACTCCGCAGCCAGTTCCAGCACCAGGTTGAATTTCAGCGCGCGCGCGTAGCCAGGCAGCAGGTTCAACGCATCGGCCACGGTCGCATAAGCAGCAATCGGCTTCAGCGATTCGAGCAGCAGCGTATAGCTCTGGTCTGGCCCGCGGTCGAAATACAGCCTCCCCAGCGGAGAGGTAGCGCGATAGGCCAGCTGCGTCGGACGGCCCGAGACGGTCTTGAGGCTCAGCTCCTGATACTGGGCAAACGCGATCGGTTCCAATGGCCAGTCCAGGCCTGCCCCGTCTCGCAGCACCGCCTGCACCACCTCGATAGGCCGCACCGTATCCAGTTGCCCACCTGAACCAATGGTTCGTTCACCCGCCCCAGCCGCCAGCGTCAAGCTCTCCAGCGTCTCTACCGGCGTCACATAGCGCAACGTGCTCCAGGTATCCAGCAGCAGGTTTAGCGCATCCAGCGCGTCCGCCTGCTCCGCATCGGTCGGGTCAAACCCCGCTCCCGCCAGCCGAAAGCTCGCCTTGATTAAATCCAGAACCGTCACCATTCAGTAGCCTCGTTCCATCGATTCAAAATCCCGCGCCAGCCGTTCAATCGACTGGAACCGGCGCGACCGCCGCTCGATCGGAGCCACGCCAGCCGAGCGCAACTCACTCGGCGGGCTGGGAGCTCCGCCGCTCTCGCCCACGCTCGGCGCCGGCACAATCGCTCCACCCACCACGTTCACCGTGTCCGGATCCTGCGGCTGTATAAACCCGTCACCCATTCCACCCCCCTAGCACCTAACACCTAACACCTTACTTCTGCGGCCTGATCTTGAAGTCCAGCCGCCGCGCACCCGAAGCCGTAAAGGTCAAATACACCTCATCTGCGTTCAAGTCAGCCGCTGCCACGTTGGTCTTGTACAGTCCGCCCACACCGCCAGAAATCTCGCTCACTGAATTCGTGCACGAGGCTGGCGAGCCTCCATCTTTCGACACCTGGCAGCTCACCGTCAGACCGGTTTCTGGTGTCTTCCCGTCCGTGTCGTCCACCATGCGGAAGGTAAAGTTCGAATACGTGACGTTTTTCTGGAAGTTAATCAGCCCCGTCTGGATCTCCGTCACTGCCGAGGTCGCCAGAGCCGCGGAGTCTAGAGCCCCGCTGGCAAACGACGGCGCCGTGATGGCCCCACTGCCCACGGTCGTCACACTCCCCACCGAGCCCGTCACATTCCCCTGCACACTGGCCACGCCCTGGCCAAAACTGCCACCGGTGGTGTGTCCACCGCGTTGTTCATCCCACACGGCGTCTGAGATGCCATCCAGGGTCAACCCAGACCCGCCGGCGTTGTCTGCCATCTCCTTCACCACCGAGCCCGCCACGGCCGCGCCGTAAGTCGTGCCCGAATTGGTGTCAAAGAAATCCGCCAGCGCTCCGGCCGTCAGCCCCGTCACGTTGGCGCTCACTGTCCCCAGGTTGGCGCCCGAGGTCAGCTCCCGCGTCACGTAGGCCCACACGTCGGCCGCCGTCAAGCCAGACGAGGCCGGAGACAAGCCTTGCTGGATCACGGCAAAGGTCGTATCCGAAGCCGGGTTTGTCGCCCACGCCGCGTTTACCGTTGCCACCTTCGTCGAGCCCACATAGTCCGTAATAATTCGGCTCTGCCCAACCCCGGTTCCGCCCGTCAGATAGATCGCGTTGTTGTTATACAGGTCGTCGGTCGCCGAGGCCGAAGCGTCCAGCGTGATCGTGGTCGAGGCCCCCGCCTGCGCCGTGTTCGAGCGCACTGTCTGTAGCCCGGTGTCCACGGCCAGGGTCGCCCGGTCAATCGAAGCGTCTGCCACTTCCGCCGCCCCGATCGCATTAGCTGCAATCTCTGCCGCCCCAATCGCGTCGGTGGCCAGCTCCGACGCTCCGATGGCATCGGCTGCGATCGCGGCCGCGTCAATAGCTCCGGCCGCAAAAGCGGTGGCTGCGATGGCTCCCGTCGCTATCTCTGCGTCTCCAATCGCGTCGGTGGCAATGGCCGCCGCGTCAATAGCTCCGGCCGCAAAAGCGGTGGCCGCGATGGCTCCGGTAGCAATCTCTGCGTCTCCAATCGCGTCGGTGGCCAACTCCGACGCTCCGATGGCATCGGCTGCGATCTCCGACGCGCCAATCGCATCCACCGCGATCTTAGCCGCCGTCAGAGCGTCAGCCCCAATTTCCGCCGCGTCCAAGGTGCCGTTGATATTTGAAAAGTCCGCGCCTGCCTCTCCGGTCGTCGCCACGTCCAGCGTGCGGCCTGAAACCGTGGCCCGCAGGTAGTCCAGCATCGGCCAGATTTCATACGTTTCGGTGTTGGTGTCCTGCGTCACCGCCGGGGCAAAAGTCAGGGTGTCTGAAGCCGGAGTGAAGGCGGTGATATACCGCGCCTGCCCAACCATCGTCCCCGACGTGAAGACGATCATGCTGCCGGACCAGTAGTCGGTGTCCCCCTGCGTCAGTGCTGCGTCAACAATCGTGGTGGTCGTCCCGCTGTCGGCGGTACCAACAAACGTTGGCCTGCGCACGTGCCCCAAAACATACCCAGCCGTCCCCGCGGCGTACGCCCCCGGAACTGGATCTTCATGAATGGCCGCAGTGATGTCGGCGGTGCTTGAAACGTCCCCACCCACCAGCAAATCATGGCTGGCAATCGGAATCACCTCGAAGTAAATCCACACGGGCACCGCGCCCGCTTCATTCACCGCCAGAACCAGCGTCCCGATCGTGTTCGTGTCTGTCGTATCCAGGCTACACTCATACCACCCGTTCTCCTCGTGCGTGCAGGAGCTCGTTTGAGTCTTTTGTGCCCAGGCGGCCGCGTTCTTCTTCAAGCGCACGTCTGCCTGTGAGATCGTCAGAGCTGTTTCAGCCGTAACTCCATCGGTTGCATCGAGGAATGGACCCACCGCGACATCGATAGCTGTGTTCTGCACGAGCTTGATTTGCGCCGAGCCCGGGCCAATGAGCGCCAGTGACACAAACAGAACCACCAAGAGTTTTTTCATTTCCTCACCACCAAAACCTCATTGCTGGCCGGCCCTCGGGCCGTAACAGTCCCAGCTGAATTCAGCGTCACCGGTACCACGAAAAACCGATATTGCTTCACATAACTGTCTGGCATCCGCACCTGAAACGTGTTCGCCTGTTGCTCGGCCAGTTTCACAGGCGTCGACGTCGTGCCGGTCTTTCGGTAGAGAATGAACCTCGCCAGGTCTCCCGCCTCAATGTCGTCGTCGTACACCAGCGTAATCGTCTCACCCGCAGACTTCGGGAGTGGATCCCAGTACGCTTGCAGCAACAGAAACAGCCATAGAGTTTTCATAGTCCTATCAGTGCCCTCGATCCGCCGATCCGAAACGTGCCAGAGCTCGTGCCGCTCACGCTAGTGTCGTTCAGACTCGTCACCTTGAACTTGCAGTTGCTCGAGGCTGGCACCGCGGCCGTCCACGGTTGCGCTGAGCTGTTGAAGGGTACGCTGGCGACCACTATTTCCCAGGTAGACCCGCCATCCCGCGACAACTCAATTCGCACGTTTCCGGTTACGTTGGTGGAAGTCCAAGAAAACGGGATCGTCGCGCCCTTCTTGAATCTTTGGCCGCTCAGTGAGCTTGCCGTGATGCTTCCTGCTGCGGCCCCTGTGATCGTGAAAGCGGCGTCACTCGTGTCGGTTTCGCCACCACCCGCTAAACTCGAAACCCGAATCAATCCCTGCGCGGTCGTTGCTCCGGCGACTGTCCAATCAAAAGTGCCATCGTCGGGCGTTGAAGTCGTAAGGTCCTCCCACGAGGAGCCGTTGTTGCGACTCAGTTCGATTTTGACCGTTGCGGGAGTCACCCACGTCAAAGTCACGCGTCCCGCCGCTCCAGCCGCACCGTTGCTGGGGTCTCCCCCACCGCCCCCGGCTCCGCCGGGAGCGGTCCCAGCCACTGGAGGATTGTTACCTCCGGCCCCTCCGACAGCCCCACCAGGTGTACCCGCGCCAGCTGAACCACCAGCGCCAGCCGAACCAGCTACTGCGGTTCCACCAGCCCCCCCGGCACTGCCTAAACCAGCCGAACCACCCCCACCCCCACCAGCCCCGGCTCCAGCATTATTCCCATTCCCCCCATTACCACCGGAGAACTTCGTATCACCTACACCGGCGGCTGCCTGTCCACCTAGACCACCAATACCAGCCGCCCCAGCGATAGGACGACCACCTGCATTGGCACCTTTAGCCAGCACTGTCCCAATGGTGTTAAACCAAGAATCTCCACCGGATGACCCGTCAGCTAACCCAACCCCACCGGCGCCACCGGCTCCCACCGTCACCGTGTACGAAGAGCTGGGAGTCACAGCAGCCGCAGTCTCACGCGAGAACGCACCGCCGCCGCCGCCGCCTCCTCCGTCTTCACTGGTATTGTTGCCACCGCCGCCACCGCCACCGCCCCAGGCATCCACCTGCACGGTCGTGACGCCAGCCGGAGCCTGCCAAGATCCGCTGGCGTTGAAGGTCTGGGAACTATTACCTCCCGAGATAACCGACGCCCACGTGATCGTCTTAATCACCCCGACCTGCCAGCTTTCCCCGCCGTTCGGAATGGTCACTGAGAACGAGCTCGGCGGTGCTAGGAACTCGTCTGCCCCAATGTCCCACGCCAGGCCCTGCGGCCTGTTGTTGCCATCAAAGTCGGTGGAAAACTCCGATAGCGTTGCGCCTTGGTCAATTGCCGGGCTGGTGGATAAAATGTGAAGGTCAGTGCTGCTAGTAAAATCTGGATCTTGGTTAATGGCACAGCCGGAACTGCAAAGGTTGTTTGAGAGTGTTGGGTTACTCCCATCCTGGTCAAAGATTTCTGTCGAGTTGCCGTAAATGATGTTATTTCTAATGATCACTCCAGAGGAATTGGCTACATACACACCCGTCCCGCTTCCAGTGATTGAGTTGTTATAAATTCTGGAGTTTGGGGCTCGATTAACAGATATACCCTGATCTGGAGCACCATTGGCGTAAATCCAATTGTTAAAACACAGAGCATCGGTCATGTCCCAGAGAAAAATTCCTGTTACGTTGTGATGTATTTTGTTTTCCCGAACAGTACCTCCCTGTACATTGACTCCAGCATTGAAAAAGCTAATTCCAGAAGAAGCATTATGGTGAATATCACACCCTTGAATCAGGTTTTCAGGACTATGCAAATAGATACCGTGGTGTAAATTGACGTCTGTTCCATTGTCGTGAATGTTGCAATTTATAACTTGATTAAAGCCATGTGTTGTCCCGCCCTCAAATAGAGATATTGCCCCGGTATCAGCACCCCCGGAAATCTCACACCCAGTTATCCGAATGTGCCCCGCTCCGTTCCCAACCAGAATCACGTTATGGCTGCTATCGTTATTCACAAAGTGGATGTTCTGGAGAATGATGTATTGCACCGAGGCGTGGTAAAAGGTCACCGGCCCCGCTCCGGTAACAGTTACTGTGTCTGATCCAAATGCCGTTATCGTGGTAGCAGTAGCCCACGACGAACCGGATGCTGGATAGCCGCCAGCGCCGTCCTGACCTATCACCTCTGCGTATGTTCCGGCCTTAATTGACAACACATCTCCAGCGCTTAAACATGGGATGGCGCTATTGATCGTCAACTTCGGTGTAGACTCACTTTGCGCTTGAGTACAGTTGTTTGAGTCACTGCTACCAGTCTTGGCGACATAGAATGTAGTCGCCTGGGCTGGCAAGACGAGTAAGACAAGTAGGGTTATAAGTCGCAGTAGTCTCATTGCGCTCTTCTCCTGCGATGTAGGTTCACTATAGGAACGACTCCACCAGCAGACAGGGCATTGATGTTGTAAGCCCGACCCAAACTGTTCATATTATTCGGCGACCACGAGTGCGACATTGTTACTGTTGCCGCGCCCGCTTCGGTTGACGAAAAGAAACGCAGATTGTCTACCTCGGTGTCATTCTCGATCATCGTTTGACCGGCGCCCTGTGTTACGGTCTGGTCATCAGCGCCAGTCGAATGCCCGAGACCGTAGAAATCTAAAACCAGGTCTCCCGAGGCGCTCGTAACATTCTGACTCCCGCTAGTCTCTCCGCTTTCTGGATCATGAGTTGACTCATTTTCGTAAGGCGTTGATTGGTTCACGTCCTGCAAAACAACAGCTATAACTTCTGCCGGCTGGTCACCCGACATTGTCGCAGTAACTGTTAAACCGACTCCAGCATCTGGAGCAATCCTATAAAATGTCCTAAGCCTCGTTGAGCCGGTCGTATCTTCTGCGCTGGCCGAAATTGCCGTTGCTGAATCGCCGTTATGTGTCACGGTGTCAATCGTCACAGAATTGTGAGCATAAACCCCCACCATCAATAGTAGATTGCTCCCTGAATTGCTGTTTACCGTGCAACTGATTGTCGTGCCGCTAGAGTGAATCCCAATGCAGGAATCAACGACCGACGGCGCACCCCAAACGCTCCCGGACAAAAGCCCCAACAGCACCACAAAAAGAAAAGCTAGCTTCCTCATGTTCAAAGTCCAGAAAACAGGTGCCAGGCGGAAAAACCTGGCACCTGAAACCTACTTATTACCCGTCCGCATGGATCCGGCACGCCAGCTGCGGACGCACCGCTTTGTACCCATACAGGCAATCCACCCGGTACGGGAACTGCCGCGTGGTAATCACGAAATCTCCCACCAGCGAAAGCGAGATCCCGTCCATCACCTCACGCGCCGCAAAGTTCACCCCTTTAGGCATTTCGAGCGGCGCCGTCACAAACACGAACGCATCCCGATGGTAAGCCAGAGACGTATTCAAGAGCTCGGAAGCTCCCGCCCCAACCTTCACCACTGCCGAGTTGTCGGCCACCGTGTTCGACACGTTCTGCCGCCCGCCGGTGGCTACCACTGCCGGGGAAATGGCCAGCGAAGTCGCCGAAGCCCCAGAGTCGGCGGTAATCACAAACTGCTGCAGGATGCCGGTCGACACCTTAGTTTCAGGGTGCACACGAAACACTCCAGCAAACGTAATCACGTCCCCTTTCAGGAAAGTGGTGGTCCCTGTGTCCACAATGATCGACGCTCCCGATTGAGTCGCCCCGTTCGAGAGGTACCCCGTCGTTTTTGCCGCCGTCCCGGTCGTGTGGTCAGTCAGCAGCGTGTTCTCAAAGAACGTGAACCCCTGCGCCCGGCCAATCTTGCCTTCCCGATACTGCTGCTCCACCGCGTCGCCGTCGTGAAACAGCCCCTTCACTGCGTCGATGTATTTGGTCGTGTGGAACGGGTTCAGGTTGCAAAACCGAGGCGAAGGAGGCGCCAGGTTGAGCGTCAGCTTTTCGCGCGCCAGCGAGGGATGCGTGAAGGCAAAAGCCGCCGCGTCGCCGTCGATCAGGTTGTACACGGACTTATACATCGAGATCGCGTCCGCTTCGATGTTGGCTGCCAGCACAGACATGGCCGGGTCCAACACCCGCTCTGCCAACTCGTCGATGCTCAAACTCAGATCTAGAGAGCTCATCTCCAGATCCACGCCTTTCACCGTCGAAACCGTCAGTGTTTCCGACGCCTCCACCGTGTCGTTGGGCGTGCCCATCGTCATCCCCGAGCGCACCGTGTACTCGTTGGGCAGCCGGATTTTCAGGTCCGGGCCAAACTTGCCCTTCACCACCGCGCCCCCGCCGCTTTCGTAGGTCTTGTCATACTGCCGGTTTACGTTCCCGACGAAGTTCAACTTCTGGTGCAAAATCTTCAAAGCTTTCCGCGTCACATTGGTCGCGGTCAAAATAGTGTTCGCCACTGCCGTGTTCTCCTTTGTTAAAGCCGGAGCCACGGTTCCAGGGCTGAATTCGCACCCAAAAAGAAAAAGGCCCGTTCCGCCGTGACACGGAAACGGGCCTTTCTCCTGACTGCATTGGGTTGGAGCAACCGGGGCTGCTTCGAATCAGTCACCCAGTCTCCAAACTTGTTTTCGCTTTAGTTCCGCCTGCTCGCCCTCGCGCCTTCGCGCCTCTCGCGCTGCAGCCGGTCGTGTTCCTTTTCCCAAACCTCCAGAGGCAAATTCGGGTCGTTCAAATCCACAGCCTTCGCCGCGGCTCCCTTCGCTCCTACCGGCTTTACCGGAGCCGGCGCGTTGGTTGTCCGCCGCGCGGTCTGCTGCTCGGTCGCGTCCTTCACGGCTGAAGCCAGCTTAACCTCGAGCTTCCCAATTTCCCGGGCCTGCGCCGCCGGGCTCAGCTTCGCAATCCGCTTGGCCTCCTCCGGGTGCTGTCCCAGGTGATACGCCACCTCCGGGAAATTCTCGCAGTCCAAGAGCGCTTCGGCCATCACCGGCGTCATCGCGAGGTCTGGGCTTAGCGCCACATCCTCGAAATCTGCGAACTTCTCTGCCGCCTTGGCCACCGCCGCTTGCGTCTTTTGCTGCACCTCTCTTACCGTCTGTTCCCGCGTCTTCGCCTGCTCATGGGCGCGGATGCGCTGCTCCGCTCTCCAATCCGCCCGGGCGTCGACGAAATCTTCATAGCTCGCAAACTGCTCCACGAGCGGCTCGTTTGCTCCCACCTCGCGCTGCATTCCAGCGTTAGGCTCTGGCCCAGCAGCCGGCCTGCCCAGCGCCACCTCGCGCCAGTAGTCCCGCTCCCGCTCCGCCTCGCGCTGTTTGCGCGTCAATTCTCCGATCCGTTTCTGAGCCGAGTTCTTCGGCTTCGCGCCAGGATCTTCCGGCGTCTCTTGCGTTTCCTCGTTCTCCTGCGGGGTTGTGGGACTGTCTCCCTCCCCGGCTTCAGCAGCAACGGTCTCTCCACTCTCCACTAGCCCCTCGCCACTGTCCTCCTGCGTTACTTCCTCTGACATGCGCGCCTCCTTAAAGGCGAAAACACCTTAATTTATTTACAGCCTGCGCCCATCAACGCTAGCGTCGTTCCACAGCCCGCCGGCGCCGCCCCTGGGTAAACCGCAATCACCGTGGCCGACCAATCGTCACTGGCTGAAATCGTCCAGCTCGGCGCGTCCTCAGTTGCGGCATTCAGCTGGCGGTGCGCACTCGCCACCCGGCAATTGGTGCTAGTCACGCCCGAGGTGCCGCTGTTGGCCCCAATCGGGGACCCGTAATTGGTTGGGTTCGAGGCCGGCGGTGAGGTCTGTTCGCCTTCCCAGCCTCCAATCCACAACCAAAGGTAGTCCTGAGCTCCACCCGGAGGCGTAGAGTTGCCCGGATCCGGGGTAGTGCTGGTCCCAGTGTTAAAAGAATTGAAATCGGGCGCCGTCACCGTTGGATCGGTGGCGCCGGTGATGCGCCAGGTCAATGCGGCAAATTTGCCGTTGCCGCTGGAAAGCGTGATGGTGGTTCCTTCAGTCCCATCCGCCTTGCGCCACGCCGCCGCAATCTGGTCGTCCGCGGCGTCGGTAGACACGTCGACCATCTCGGTCCAACCAGCCGGCCAGCCAATCGCGCCGCCCACAGCGACGCGAATCAGCGCAATCAGAGTCTGGCCAGCTGAAATCGAGGTTGGCAGGTTGACCACGGGCGCCGTCGTCGCCGTAGTGCCGTTGGTGGTGTTGAAGCCGGCCACAGTGGGGAACGCAAACACACCACGGCCCAACAGCAAAACCGCCAGGCCCAACGCAAGAAAGCATTTTCTCAACTGGTCACTCGTCACTGGTCACCCGTCACTAATAAATCGTGTACGCAATCCGTCCCGACAGCTGCACGGCCGCGCTGGTCACCGCGCAAACCGAATCGCCGGTGGCATTGGTGCGGTTAATCTCTCCCAGGCCGCTGCCCTGCGAAATGCCTCCATTGGCTGCAAAGTTGTAGCCGGTGGCCGCAGTCGTGCCTCCGGTCATGCCGGTCGTTCCCGTGCCACAGGTCGCGCCCGTCCCCGAGATCAAAGCCACGTTGTTCGCTCCCGCTGCTAACAGCGACATCCCGCAAATCCGCACGTGGCGCCCAGAGACGCCGGTCACCAGCAGCGTCGTCGTGGCCGTTACAATGTTCACGTTTGCAAAACTGTCGCAGACCGTGAGCCCGGTCAGAAACCCTCCGGTAGCGCCACTCGCCAGTCCAGCCACAAACACCGCTTCGCCAGGCGGCGCGGCTGCTGTGGCGCCGATCGGGTCATTATCCGTGTCCGGGGTCACGCTAATCGAGTTCGCGGCGGTCTGCTGGCCTTCGTTGGGAAGGTTCGTCAGGTTCGTTACCGTGGTCACGCCAGCCAGAATCCCGGTCGAGTCACTGGCCATCGTGACGCGCTGCACGCCCGTGCCTGAAACGCCATTTCCCATCGTCACGGCAACACCGTTCATCTGCGCTACGTTGACCGGTTCGTTGTCCGGGAAACTGCCCACGTTCACACTGAAGGCGGTATTGTCGGACGCAATCGTGACGCGAGGCGTCCCGGTTCCGGCAATTCCGTTCCCAGTGGAAAGCGTGGTGCCAGCGACCTGCTGCAAATTGAAGGGTTCGTTATCGGGAAACGTCCCCACCGTCACGGTGCCGGACACCGTCACGGTGCCAGAGACCGGCTG